GTCAGGTTCCTGCGCATAGGCCGAGGATTTTATGCTGTAGCCTTCGACTATATGTCTTGCAAGGAGTGTCAGGTCTGCTCCAACGTATGAGTCCGACTGGTAGTTATAGCCCGTATCACGGATTATGGAGCCTCGTCTCTGAACATATATGATACGGTTTCCTACGCGCAGAGGATTTACGTCGTTTACGCCGTAGTTCTGCTGGTTTCTCGGTGTCATTTTAGACGGGGTGACTGTTTCTGCGCCGGAGATGGTCCATTCGTTACCTTCCGTCAATATGACAAGGTCTGTTCCTGCGTCCATATGGCTTATGGTGTAAGCTTTCAGGGAGAGCAGGTCTGCCGTTATGGATGAGTCATCTGTTACTGTTCCCGCTTCTTTGTCTACAGCAAAGTTTTCATAGTCTCCTGTGCAGCTCATCCATACGCGCTGCGGTTTTGTTTTGCTGCCTCCAAAGCAGAGCCTGTCCTGAAAGAATGTGGCGCAGTTCGGATATCCGTTTGTTTTGCTCCATGCTCCCCAGTACCAGTCATAGGTTGCAGCTGTATTTCCAAGGGCCTTAACAACTGTTGCCGTAGCGTGTGTGCTGTCGGTTACAGCTGTTATTTTTGCTACGCCCTCATGTGTATATGGATACGTTGAGAGGTCTGCTGTGCATCCCGAGCCGCTGACAACTACGCGCATGAGGCAGTAGTTTTCTACGGTTCCCGATTCTGACGGGTTAAAGTCACCGGCCGAGGTGTATTTTCTCTCCTGTGTCCATGTTTTGCCGCCATCTGTTGATTTTTGTATAACGACGTTTCCTGTCCATGTGCCGTGTGTGATGATTTTCCAGGTATCCCCCACCATGATTGCGGCACTTGCTCCGTTTGTGCTTGTTACGGTGCTTCCTGCTATTACCTGTTCAAGCTTTATCCAGTCTCCGACGTTTGCCGCCGTGAACATTGCTTTCGAAGCTGTCAGGGTTACTGTTCCGCTTGTTGCTGACGGTGTTATTGTCAGTGTTTCGTCAGGGTTCAGGTCATTAAAAGGCTGCTGCGTCCAGTCAACTTCCCTTATCTGCCAGTTTGTATCCGCGTACCTGAGTACTTTCATCACAGGGTGACTGCCGCTTGTTATATACATAACGTCAATACTCTGTACGAAGCGGAGCTTTTCAAGTTCTGCTTCGCTGTACGGAGTTACCAGTTCGACATTAAGATAAACGCCGTCCCTCCATATACGGATATATTTATCTCCTATTTCCAGGAGATAAGACTGTGTTACGGAATAATCGAAGCGGACAAGGATTGATTTTTTATTGCTGTATTTAGTCTGTCCGCAGTATACAAGGCCTGTTCTTTTCCGCACTGCTCCGTATGGTCTTATGACGGCGTTTTCTGCCTGCAGAAGAGATATACGGTATTTATCCAGGTCTACGCGTGAGGATACGTCCTGTGAGATTTCTCCGCCGGAGAAGGCAGGCTGAATCTCATATACTTTTACAGGTCCCGGCATCAGATTCCACCTCCAAAGCGTGCTTTTCCATAGTGAGAGAGTTTCTCTTCAGGCCGCCAGCGTTCCTGTGCTGCCTGTGTTTTTGCAAGCTGAATCATTGCCTGCATCTGCTGGTAGTTGTTGGCCATGAGGTCTGCACTTCCTGTGAGGTTTATTGCCATATCCGAGGCGATAAAGTGAGCCAGTGCGCCTACAAATTCTTCGCTGAATATTTCAGTGTTGTCCACGTCGTAGGTAAAGTCTGCCCACGCATCCTCAAGGTTTGACAGAAGGACTGTCTGACTTTCCCTTATGGTTGCCAGTTCAAAAGGCTGCGGCTCAAGTAGCTTCGTGTCTACGGTGTTTTCGTTATAGACTCTCTGTACGGAAAGGCATTTTGCAGGGTATTTATACACGTAGTCCCAGCCCGGTACAGAGGCGTTCACTTTTGCAAGGCTTCCGGTACGTGCTGCAAAGCCCCAGCTGTAATTTCTGAGGAGCATCTTTCGGCAATGGTCATAGTGCATTTTGCACTGTGCTGCTTCTACGCTTCCGTCATCGAGAGATTTAATCTGTGTTTTTGAGAGATATGAGAGTGCAAGATTGCATATGTCTGTGATTGTCATAATGTTCTTCCTCCTTTTGTTCCTGCCTTTTTCTCAATGCGCGACAGGGCCGTATATTGAGAAAGAGGCAGGAACACGCGCTGCCTCTTTTGTTTTGCTTATTTTACGTCGTCGTCATAGACGAGTCCGGCTGTGATTTTGCCTGTTGTATCCGTTGTGTCAACAATCAGCTGAAGAAGCCCCTGATTCCCACGAGGGAGTTTGAATGAGCCGGGAATGCTGAAGGATGTCACAAGGGTTGTTGCGGGGCTGATATTGCCCTCAACAACAGCTGTGCCTGTTTTCAGTGTGCCTGTGTATGTTGCACCTGCAGCTCCGCCTTCAACGGCTACAACTACCGTCATGGGATCGTAGGCTTCACCTTTGCCAACATTGATGATGTCAGAGGCGACTTCCGAGCCTGCAAGCTGCACTTTGTCAAAAAACATGTTCTGTTTATCAAAAATCATTTTGCTTTTCCTCCTTTGCTTTAGGAATTTACTGTGAATGCCGGTTCTGTCGTAAGGATGGAGTCAGATTTATCTACCGGGATTCCGGAGAAGTAAAGCTGCGGCATGGCTCCCATGACCTCATGACGTGTTACATAGACATTGTTTTTGTCCAGCAGGTACAGTTCGAGGAAATCGTAGACTTCACGTGGAACATACATGTGAACGTCTTTGTCCTTGTTCTGCAGGTTGCGAATGCGGTTTTTTGCCCTGACAATAGAGTTGATGAGCGTTTTTGTGGCTGCAGTCGAAAGACTTTCAAGCTGTGTCGCATCAATATTACGGACAAGCGCGCATGTTTCAATATCCATGACGGAGAGGCCGCAATCCCAACTAAACAGTGTCTGCAGTGCGCGGAACGGCTTGCCGTTTTCGTCAAAGGCATCCTGTTCTTTAAGGTCTTCCATATGAAGGCCCATTTCCGAGTTTTTCGGATAAATACCCGCTGTTGCATGTGTGCCCCATCCTACGATGTAAATTGACGTATTATGCTCGCCTTCGTTCGCAGTACCGCCAGCCAATACCTGGTGTGCTGCTGTGTGCTCTTTGCCGCCGATGGAGTTATAACGTACGGAAAGGCCATTGAAGGTATCCGGATTCTGTTTAGCATCACCATAGAAGATGTTGTCTGCTACGGCCTGCGAAAATCCCTGAACAAAAGCCGCATCTTCCGAACGGCGGAACGCCTCCGGGTTCGACTGGAGTTTCAAAAGTTTTACATCAACGCTTGATCTTCCTTCAAGCATGATGCATGTGTCCGTAATCTGCTCCGTCTCAGACTTTGTCGGTGCCACGCCCTGATTGATACGGCGGACAGACGGTTTCGGGATTGCGGTTCTTATTGTTGTCTTATTACCTGTGGGCAGGTTTCCCTGCATCCATTTGATATGGTTTATGATGGGGTTAGTCTGTTCCAGTGCTTCAATGATAAAATCTACATCTCCGCTCGGGCTCTCTCTCTTCCTGTAATCCGAGAGTGTCATTGCTTGTAATCCTAATACTTCTGGCATTTGTCATTCCTCCTAATCATTTGTATTTCTCGAAATCTGTGTTTGGATATATACTTGCAATCTTTGTTCCTGACGCTCCGTGGAGTTTGTCTCCGCTTTCGCCGACAAGCTCTCCTACTGCCGCCATGAGCTGAATCATTTCTATGCGGTTTCCAACGGGTGTCTGGTTAAGTACGCCCTGTATGCCCGGAATCCGTTTTTCCATGAATTCCATTGCTACTCCGCATTTCTGTATGGTTTTGTCGTAGTCAGCGCCGAGAGCTTCTTTTGCCTCCTGCGCCCATGCCGTCGCCTGCTGAAGTTGTGCTTCGGCTGCCGCCTGCTGCAGTCCCTGAGCATATCTCATTCCGTAGCCTGCGATTTTTGAGGCCTGCTCCTGAGAGAGTCCGCATTCCTTCGCAACGGTCGAGTATGCTTCTGCTGAAGCTGCGTCATATTCCATTCCTTCCGGAACGATGTTTGTGAAATCGTAGTTTTCAGGCACGCCAGCGTTCTGCTGAGGTTCTTTTGTGCCTGCATCCGGTGACGGATTTGAAGTTTTCTGTCCAAGGGTTCCGAGGATGGTTCCTGTCTGCTGTTCTGCAGGCGGGTTTCCTTCCTGTCCACCTTCAGGTGTATTTCCCTGCGTGCCTTCCTGCGCTCCTTCCGGTGCGCCTTCCGGTGTGCCTTCTTCAGCAAAGAGCTGAAGGTTAAATTTGAAAAGGTTCATTCATAGTCCTCCTTTTCTGTTACTGTCCGCAGATATTCTTCAAAGCTGTTATGCTCTGCGGTGATTTGGTGCAGTGTGCTAAGCCCTCCCGGCGCGTCTTTGAGGTTAAGAATGCTCTTTCTGATAGAGATTCCGACTCTTCTCGCGCCTTCTTTGAGAAGCATTGCTTCTTTGTTTC